ATACCCGAATCTTGTCTTTCTCTTGCTCGGTGAACGTGACACCTGATTTGGCTAGGGCTGTGATGCCTTTGATTGGGTCTTGCAGGGCTTTGCCGAGCTGAATGGCGTTGGTTTCGGCTGTACCGAAGCCTGCAGCCGCCAGATCGAGCGCTGCCAGTGTTGCCCGGTCAAATGCGCCGCCAGCATTGTTCACGGTCTTGGTGAGCTCGCTGAACGTTGCCAGTTTGGTCTGTGTGGCCTTGATTACGTCAGCATCCACTGCAATCGTGCGCTCAAGCTGTTCTGCGTACTCTGAGACACGTTTGGTGGCCGTAGGTACGCCCATGCTGGTCAATACCTGATCCAGGCGTTGTGTGGCTTGCCTGGCCTCCTCAGCGCCTTTGGCGGCCTTTACGAGGAATGCTGTGAGCCCGGCAACAGCCAGTCCTGCCGGTACGGCTGCCTTTTTTAGGGCGAACGAAGCCTTTGCGCCAGCGCCCTCGAGTTGCTTGAACTCGGCAATGCCTTTCTTGATGCCTTTGCCGTCAAACTCGGAAATAATTGGGATTGTTACAGCCATTAGCGAGCCAGTCTACGATTCGCTGCATCGGTAATTTTGTCGGTCAACTTGCGCAGATTGTCGTTGACTTGCTCAGCGTTTTTTTCATAGGTCGGCCACATCAAACGTGAGGGTGCACCATAAAGCGTTGACAGCACTTGACCGAGCCGGTTGGCGTTGCTTCGGCCTGCCATATCAAACACAGTACCGATTGGGCTTTTCATTGTGACGCTGAATACCGCCAGGCTGTTGCCGCGCCTGCGATTGCTGAACCTGGCAATGATTGATTTGCTGACAGCGTTCTGTGCCCAAGGTGTAAGCCGCCCGGCTTTCCATTGCCTGCTGAATCCAGACAACGGCAGACGCACAACCTGAACTCGAGCATCCTTGACAATCGGATCTACGATTTGCTTGAAGTCGCGTTTGATTTCCTTAGCCAGGTCTGGCTCAAGTTTCTGCAACTCGCGCAACGTCTCTTTCACGCCGACAATGGTGACTGATGCACTAGCGACCACGTTTGTCCCTCATCTTTTTAGCGAGCAGTTGAACGGTAGCCAAATCCTCCATATCAAACTCCACATTGCTGGGCCAGAATCCGGTAGCCAACAGCAGCTCCGCTAATCCGCGTCTGAGGCTGCCGGATCCGTAGGGTGTGGTTGCGCGACCTCTGCCACGCTGAAATCCTCGACCGATTGAAGCCACGTGTCATAATCGCGGCCTTCACGCTTCTCAGCTGTCAACGCATGCCAGGCCATGTACATCAAATCATCAATGCCTACGCCTGACTGCAAATCCGAGGTACGACGCTTGAACTTACGTTCCCAAGCTGCCGCAGTGGCAATCGTTGTGTTGACCGATTCAGTGACCTGCTGCCCGGCCGGTGTCTTGTAAGACACCTGAATGGTCAATTTCACGGCACTGTGTCCTCAACCAAGGTGCCGCCAACCAGCGTGATTTCCACCTCGCTGAGTTCGCCCACCGAGCCGTTGACCACATCAAGCGCTTCAAGATAAGCGCCGGTGACCTGGAACTCTGGGTTGGTTGCGCTGATCGTGCCCGAGGTTGGCTTCACTGCGACGTAGCAGCGCGTGCCAACCAGGGCAGTGAGATCGACGTACGTGCCAGGCGTGGAGCTGTACTCCATCAGCAACGTGGCTGTCACGGTGACGTTGGTGAGTCCACCGACGAACTGGCGGCCGGTGTCACCAAACGATGACTGGTCAAGTGACTCACGCGACTTGGTGACCACCACCGACTTGCACTGGTCGGTCAGATCAGCCGTGGAGCCCGACGATGCACCAATGGCGAATGTGGGGCTTGCGAGGTAGGTAGTTGCGACAGCCATGTAACGAATCTCCTTGTGTTGGAGGCTCGCTGCAAGCCTGTTGGCATTCTAGTAGGTCTATGGGCTGACTTTTGTGTTGATTGTCAACTCATACGCCGGGTATGCCGCGCCACCGTAGTCAACAGTGGTGGGTCGGGCCTCGGTCAAACCAATCTTGGCTTCACGGATCAGGTCGGCTAGATCGAGCAGCTGGTCAAGCGTGCGGTTGTCGCCGGTGCCCATGCCGACAATGATGACACGGAATTGCATGTCTGCAACCACGTTGGTTTCCACAAAGATTGTTGGTGCCTCGACGATGCAGCAGGGCACGTTGATATTGCGCGGATCGTTGAACACTGTCAGCCCGGTAATGGTCTGCAGTTTGGCTACCAGCTGGTCATAGCCAGTCTTGAACAGCGTGTCAGGCATCAGGCCACCTGCGGCTTATTGACTCCGAGCAGGCGCAGAATCTGGCCGTAGTTGCCGGTGACCGGGCCACCTGTGGCCAATGGGTCAAACGATGCAAACGCTTCGGTCGAGCCGCGCTCACGGTAAAGAATTGCCGCGTACTGCACGGTGCCCAGCTTGGCATCGCCACCTGGCACCGAGCTTGGTGAGTCGAAATAGCCGGACTCCTGGCGCTTACGGTATGCAAACTGGTTGGCTGCGCTGATTGCCATGTTGGCAACGTCCAGGTCGGCGCTCGGGTTGGTGAACGTGAAGCCCAGGTAGTCCTCAAGATCGCCCAGGACAATCCAGGAGCACGTAATGCTGTAGGTGACTGTGCCGGTGGCAGCTGCTCGATCAGCGTCATCCGTGGTCAGCGCAAATTGCACCTGGTTGGGGATGATGGTGTCAGTGTCGTACTGGTAATCGCCCTGTTGGGATACGCCGATGAAGTAATACTCGGGCAGCGCCAGAATCTTGTGTGTGCCATTCCATGTGGCGTTGATGCCACTGATGGTTATTGACTGTCCGACCTCGAAGTTATGAGGCTCGAGCAACTGAACGATGGCAACATTACTGACAACCTGTTTATGGGTTACCGAGTAAGTCGCCACCGTTCAGAGTCGCCTGGAGGGAACGAGCTTTAGGCGCGAGTGACGAACTTGGTCGCGTCAATCATCAAGGTGGCGAAGTAGCCACGGAACTTGATGTAGCGCGACAGTGAGCCATCGGCTGCCTCGACTTGGAGGGCACCCTTCTGCTGTTCGTAGATCTCGAAGCCATCGGATGCGCCGACGTACAGGTTGTTGCCGCCAGCCTTGACAAGGTTCTTGTCAACGACGACCGTGAGGCCGAATGCCGTGCCTTGAACGCTGCCCGGCTCAAGTGAGCCAAATGCGTTCATTGGGTTCAGGTTCGGGAACAGTGGGCGGTCTGCCGTGTCCACGAGGGCACCCAGGTTCGAGTAGTACAGCGGATCCATGATCAGCACGTTCGGCAGGTTGCCGTTCGAGTTGGTCAGGATGGTCTTGGCAGCTTCGTACACGAACGCCGCCCAGTTGGCTGGGTCGGTTGCCGAGGTCAGCGTTGCGGTCTGAGATACGCCTGCCTCGAACTGAGCACATGCGTATGCGTCGGTCTCGTTGGCGTAAATGCGCGCCATGTCATCGACGAGGAGGCCAAGCACTTCTGGCTCCGTCCAGTCCATGTCTTCTTCCGACAGGCGAACGTAGCCACCGAACACTTGCTTGGTGACGTTGTTGTTTGACACAACGAACGTGCCCTGGTCGAGGTTGGCGTTTTCGCCGTTGCTGGCACCGATCGTGGTGTGCGTGGTCACCTTGGGACGACGGAACACTTTGCCGCCGCCTGGGAGAGCGCGCACGCCCATTGCAGTGACGAGCGGCCTCCAGTTTGGCATGTAGTTGTTGTACACCGGGCCGAGGATTGGCTCGGGCAGGATGCCGGGCGTGTCGGTCGTGACGACATCGGGTGCCGCGGCTTTGATCTTGGCGTGGAACTCGGCGGCCTCTGAACCACCAGCAAGCACCTTGACGAGCCATTCGCCAATTGATGGCATTTGAAACTCTTTCTTGGGTGCAGCAAACAGCATTTGCGGTGCCGGTGCTGGTGCAGGAACTTCAACTGGTGCTTCGACCTTGACTTCTGACATTGTGGTTGTCTCCTCTTGGGGTTCGGTCGCTGCAACCTCTGTAATCATAGCGCCCTTGAATGCAGGTGCTGTTACCAATGATAACTCCACCCAGTTCGCTTTTTTGATGATCATGGTGCCGTTGTCGTCGTACGTCGCGTCAACTACGTCCACGCCGACCGATACCGAGTCCACGGCCTCATCCTTGATGAGCTCGAGCATGTCGTTGCCCTCGGAGGTGGCGCTGATTCGGGCTGTGAACAACATGCCCTCCTCGGAGTCCAGACGGCCTGTGACTACGCCTACCGGCTGCTCAGAATCGTGATATTTCAACAGTTTCGGCTTCTTGCCGGTCACTGGTAGGGCACCGCGCTCAAACTTGACGCGCGTACCGTCACTAACGGTGGCCTCGGTATCCCAAGGTACGGCAACACCGCTGATTGAGCGTGGCGACTCGCCATCCTCGGCAAGCACAAACGTGTTTTCGGCTGTTAGGCGAATCATGATGCCTCACTTTCGTCATTAGAGGGTAGCCCCCGAGCCGGTGCAGCGTTGTCCGACTCGGGAGACATTTCGGCTTCCTCCAGGTAGCTCTCAACGTCAAGGTAAATGTAGCGACCGCGCGGTGTCACACTGTTCTGGCTCAGAGTTTGCTCGATGCAGTCAATGAACGGTTTGGCACCGAATAGGTACAAGTCTTGGCGTGCTTGCTGTGCGTTTTGATACGTCATGCCCGAACCTGATGGTGCACCAACCAGGTACGGAGGAATGTTTGCTAGGCGCGCCATTTCAAGCGCCTGATATGTGCGTGCCTCGGTCAGCTGCAACTTGCTTGGATCCATGTACGACTCTTTCCAATCGACGTACTGGTTCAACGCAGCAATGGCATTGTTATTTCGTGCAGCTGCAAAGCCGGCAGCAAGCTCGCTCAGCTCCTCACCACTCAACGGTTCGCCCTCGGTTTGCTTCAGTACACCGGCTGGTGTCTGATTCTTGGCAAAGCGTTCGGCGCTGGTGTCTAGGTTGATGTTGGTGCGGATCGAGCGTGCACCCATCGTGAGCAAGCCCTGGATGGGGCTGAGAAACTGCACTACGTCATTGGGGTCAAGCCGGTAGCCGTTAAAGTAGACCTCTTTGCTGGGGCCGAACCATTGGGGGCCAGCCTGGTCACGTGTCTGCACGTTGTCTGCCGGAATCCATGTGAACGTCGCCGGGAAGCCGTTGCCGAATCGGCTGGTCACAATCCAGAAGGCGCGCCCGTAGAACAGCAGGTCATCGGTCGTCCAGGACATGATGAAGTTGCGTGTCACGTTCGGGTCGGGCTGATGGAACCACGTGTCATCAGGTAGGTGCACGTCCTCGTAGTCCTCGCCCACCCACTGCTTTGAGTACTGGTGAATCTCCAGGCAGCCGACCATCGAGCAGATCAGGTCACGTGCCCGGCTGATGGTGGGAATCTGGATGGCAGCCGACCGATTGAAGTCGGTCGTGTACGTCATGAAGTTGCCGACAAGCGGATTGCCTGCCGCGCCAGCCGCGCCTACTTCAGCCTTGGTGTTATTAGCGACAGCGCGCTTAAGAGAGAATCCAGCCATTGTGCAGTTGAGTCTAGGCGCTTGATGCAATGACAGGACGGTTGACCATTGGGCGTGGTCGGCTCATCATGCCAACAGCCCACACCAAGCAACGTGCCAACTCAATCGGCCCGGACGACTTCTGCGATGACAACGCAATAGCGCCAGGAGTACGAACCGCAACAGCTCGACCAACATGCTCAGCCAACATCGTTTCACCAGTGTGCTTGACGCGACCTTCATTGATCAAATTCTTCACCATTGAGGTGTACCGGCTAATCTCCTGATACCCGACCAGCACCCTGCGACGTTGCAGATCGGAGGGGCAGTTGGTGTCCAGTGTCGGCGTGATAGCAACTTGCAAGCCTGAGTTGGAGGCCAACTGGTGTCGAATGTTATCCCAAACCTGTGTGATGGTTTCGCACATGAATGCGACAGTCGCAGTCAGCATCCCAGCAGTATTCGCGTTCACACGTACAGCCACGTACCGGCCATCGTCCAAGGACACTTCCACGGCGAGCACGCCGCCAGGCAATGGTGGCAAGTCGGTACGACAGGACTCCCACCGTCCAGGTGGCAGCCACGAGAGCTCTGATTGCACCCATAGGTTCACGCTAGAGCGCAGGAACCCGGCACGATTCGGCCCTTTGGATTCTGATTGGACTGTGCGTATGTCGAGCGTGTGCCCAAGCGCCGGGTTGGCGTACTCCCAAGCGGCTTCGCTCATCGGATCTAGTTCAGGTGGTGGGCTGTATTCAGCCAGGTACACACTGCCAGTGCTGTCACCCGAGTCGATCGCGCGTATGCCTTGCTCACGCCAACGCAACATGGCAACGCTGTCCTCGGTACCGGCAGTACTCCACATCGAGCACAACGGATTCGGCCTAGCACGCTGCGTCGGCAGCAAGCCGATGTCCAATGTCTCCGAGTCAATGCCAAACACTTCGTCGGCAATGATCAGATCGCAGGACATACCGTGACCACTCGATGGCCTGGCTGCTTTGACATACCACTTGGAGTCACCAACCTTGATGCTGTTACGACCATAAGCCCACACAGCCTTGACACCGAACTTGGACTCAATGATTGGTGCCAAATCCTGAAACAGCGCAGTCGCTAGATCGAGCCGGTGGGCCGTAGTCAGGATTGTTTGTGGGCCGACCTGCAATGAATACTTACAGAGCCACCAGGACAACAGACTTTTCAACGCGACGGTTTTTCCGTTTTGTCTGGCAACGGACACAAGTGAAACGTGGTTGAGGAACTGCCCTTCGGCATCCACTGCCAGTTGATTGTTGAGAACATGCCTCTGCCACGGCATGAGCTCGACTCCGAGAATGCGCTGAGCCCAATCTGCAACTTCCGGGCCGTAGCTTCCGGCAGCATCCGTGATGATCGTTTCGATTCGTGGCAGGTCATGACCTTTTCCTTTCCGCTTCGGGCTTTCCTTTTGGGATAACGAGAACG